CTTTTTTTTATCTACCCTGACCGTTGTATTTCTTGTGGGATCTTTTTTTAGATTTATTCATCGTGCTCATAGCTATTTTTGTTCTACGACCACGACCACCTCTGCCGATACTAGAACTTTTTCTAGTTGGAGTTATTGTTACTAACTTACTCCCTCTCATCTGCTAGTGGCTCCAGCCATAACGCTGGTTGCTTTTGTGATTGGTGTTTGTATAACAGTAGATGTTATAGCACTGTTATTAGTTGTTGTGTTTTGGTTTGAAACGGATGCCGCGCTTATATTAGTTGGTGCTGCCATTTTACCAGCTTCTAATGCAGCTGAACTTTCAGATAAACCAGCACCATCAATCGTAGTTCCAGCTTCTACCTGAGCCATTAATTCTTCTTGTGACATACTTGCCATTGCAGCTGCACTAGCCTCGTCTCGAGACATACCAGAATCTCTTGCTTCATTATATGCAGCTTGTTTTTCATTCTCTGCTTTTATCTCAGCTGCTGCTCTTGCACCTCTTCCAGTATCTAATCCTTCAGATATAGCATCTAATGCAGATGTATCAAAGTCATCACCTAATATCCATTTAGCTGCTCGCTTACCTAGGAATCCTATTAATTTTCTTGGAATGAATGTAATACCATTTACAATCATCGATAAGAAATCTATGAAATATAACATTGCAACTTTTAATGTATCGATTATACCTGCGCCTGGTCCTAAAGAATCTTGTAACTTTTTAAATCCAAGATATAATCCACCAACTAAAGCTACAATTAATAATACTGGAGCTAGAACTGCTCCTATACTTCCTACTGCGAATCCCATTGCCGTTCCGATAGATGTTAAACCACCTATAAGTGTTGGGATAAATGTACCTAGCATAAAGACTCTGAATCCTCTAGCAACCTTTAATGCTGTTCCTAAGAATTTAATTATCTTTCCAGAGAAGACTAATAAAAGACTGGCAATTAAAGATTTAAAGAATCCTGAATTTTGTTGGAATAGATATTCTGCTTCTTCTGCATCCCCTTGGAATAGTGCAGCAAAGTAGTTTATTACAGCCCCAACTTTCTCAATAGCAACTGTCATTATTTCATTGAATTTTTCTGGGTCAATAAAGAGTAAAGCTAATCCTGTTAGAGCTGCTATAAATCCAGCTCCTTTAGCTGCGTTCATCATTCCTTCATCTAGTTTACCACCAAAGCTTTCCATTTGGTTAGCAATTTCTAATAATCTAGAATTAGCTTCTTCGTTTAACTTTTGAGCTTCTCTACGATTCTCTTCTGATTCTGCACCTTTACTAATAGCTTCTAATTGGGCACGAGCTAGCTCTTCCCCTGCTGTATCGCCAGATTCTATAGCATCTTTTAAGTCTGCCTGCGCTTGATTAAACGAATCTTGTAATTCTTTGGTTTGTTCATTACTAAATTGTCCAAACATACCACTTAATTTATCTAATCGTTTTCCTGTTTCTATTGCAGTAGTATCAGATTGGATTGTACTTGTTTGGTCTTCTATCTTCTTGGTTAATCTTTCTATTCCGGTAACGGAAGGATCATTCGCTATAGTCTTTTGTACAGATTCTGCAATCTGATTAGCTTGCTCATTTATAGATGTTAATTCTGCTAATCTATTCTCAATAGACTTATCATTCTTAGAACCTTTTAAAAGTTTTACAGATTCATCTAATGCTTTTTGAAATTTCTGAGCATCTTTTGTTCTTCCTGCTGCATTTAATTTATCGATTTCTTTTTGAGCATCGACGGATTTAGATAATGCATCAGCTTTCTTATCTGCTCGAGCTGCGGCAGAAACATTGGCAGAGACTAAAGCATCCAGATTTTTATTAGTAGTGATAACCTCTTTCTGAGTATCTTGTTCTACTTTTTTATCTTCTTTCTTCGGCTTTTCTTTTCTTTCTGCTATCGGCTTTTGTGGTGCCGGTTTTTTCTTATCGTCGTCTGCCATTTACTTTTCCTTAGTTAGGATTACTGTCCCCGTGTTCTTTAGCTGCTGAATTTACATATAGACCAAACCATGCCGCACCTGCACCTACTAAGATACTGATAAGACCAGATTGTTCTAATGTTGGTTCTGGTAGTTCCATAAACCAGAATGTAGCGTAATATAAAAGATACATGTAAATAGCCAAGAATGCTCTTGGTATAATTCTCCATGCATCTAATGTCTTAGCTGCAAACACCCATTTTTGCCATGGGTTTTTTCTATCGTTAGTAGTTAGTTCAAAGATTTCTTGTTTCAGTTCACCTATTTCACTAACCATTGCCATGAACTTTTTAAGATCAATTTCGACCTCGTTCCTATCCATGTCTCCTTGGAATTGTCCGCTTGGTTGATTCATTTCTATTTCCTCATTTTTGCTTGTTGTTGTTGCAACCTTTCGTTCTCCTTCTGGATATGATCCTGCAGGAGAGCTATGTAAATTTCCCTCTCCCATGGCACCATACCCTCAAGTTCGGTTAACGAATAACCGTGGTGTTGCATCAAAGCAAAATTAGTCTTATAATGGTTTACAAGACTATCATGCGAGAGGCCTAGGTAAAAAAACTTTGTAGACCTTTTAGTTCTAGTTCGTTTTCTTTACCACACTTAATACATTTATACTCTATATCATGAGTTAAGGTTGGTATAGATTCAAAGAAAGTTGATAACTTTTTGAATTGTGCTGAGCTTAAATTATTTAAAAAAGCTTCAACCGATTCTCTTGGTTCATCTTTCGTGTTATATACACCTTCCTCATCAAATATTGTATCAATACAATCAATAATTAAGTCAAATGCACCTTGCGGTTTTGCAAGATGTTCTTCATCATACCTTTCGACGTCCTGTACTCCAGGAAATCTAAGTGTAACGCCTATATCATTATCTATGATAATAGTGTTACTTTCTGGGAGATCTGTTAGATTTATTTCTTCTAAGTTAACAGATACTGGAGTTACGGAATTGCACTCTGTATCCTGACACTTCATTTCTAAATCAACAATCTCACCTACAGACTTAGCACGTAAAGCTAAAAATAATTTTTCGAAATCGAAAACAGTAAATTTATCAAAATCTACTTTATCGAATATGCACGATTGCATAACATCTTTCAATGTTCGAATAATCATCTGCTGATCTTTCGATTCTAAAGCTACCATTAATAGCTTTTCTTCACCTACGTTATAAGGTCTATATTCTATTTCGGCTCCAGTTGACGGTAATACCGTCGTATAACGTGAGCCTTTCACAATTGGCAAAGCCATAATATTTTCTCCTAAGTTATAAGATTAATTGCGCTTCTTAATGCTGAACCAGTAGAACTTAATGGTCCTTCTGGTTCGAATCTATCATAAGCAAAAGTTACGCTCATTTCAACTACAGAACTTTCAGAGCTGTTATCTAAATTTATCGATTCATAAGAAACCGGATAAGCTTTTAATAACTTAACCCCGTAAACCGGAATGTTCTTCTGGTTTAGTTGCTGTATTACCACATCGACGGAATAATCATTTTTAAATCCTACGACATATGATTCGGTATTAAATATGCCAGATTGCCATCTCTCTAACATATTTCTCATATAATAATCATTTGTTAAATGGAATGTCATTGTTACATCCTCATCAATAAATGTATATGGGTATTTGTTCTGTTGTTTATCGTGTTGGTGTTCGAATGTAGAAATTGTTCTTCCTGGTATTTGAACACTTTTACACAATATAGATATATCTCTTGGATCGTTAATTAAATTACCTGCGCTAAATGTACCTGATACTAGCGAGGCTACGATTCCTTCCTTGTCTATATTTAATAAAGATTCTGCTGGTGGTGCAAATATAACATTAAATCTATTTGCCGGAGCTACGCCACCTTTCTTTGCTATCGTTGATTTTAGATCTTCTATATTCATTCTTAGCTCCTACTAATTTTAAGGGAATCAGCCCAGATAGCAGCTTTACCTTTTTTCTTAAATTGTTCTGTTGGTAAGAATATAGCTACTTCCCATTCTGACATAGGTACTCTAACTAATTTAGACTTAATATGTTCTGTTAAGTAATGTTTAAAACAAGGTTTAAACTCTTTATATTTTCTGCTTCCTGCTAACAATTTATATCTTGCTCTAATTCTACTTTTATCTGTAATTTTTGTTGGTGCTGTTTTCATTAGTTCATCTAAGAACGCTGCACGTATTGTTGGTTTTAAATAATGTAAATTTAATCCATAGAATCCACCTTTTGCAGGTTCAACCATTATAGTTAATGGAAACCTATCGTAATAAGGCAGTGTGTCTTTATATTTTGGGTCATAAAAATACATGTACATATTACCAGCTATATTTCTTGATGTTGGTTCTAATGCATCATCTTTTAATAACGATGTACGATTTACTTGTCCTAATTTTTTAACATTAGCTTCAAACCATTTCTTACTAGCATTCGTTCTGGCAGTTATTCCTGCACGAAACGCTTGAGCTTGTAATGTATCAAATAAACTAGCCATACTACTATTTATGCTTTCCTGTCAGTAGTTTGATGCCTAAATTCTTTAAAGTATCTTCTGTCCAAACCTGGAATTTCCACCCTTTATGTTCTGCAAACTGTGATGCAGCATTCCATTTATCTGTATTTTTAATAAATGTTGTCACTTCTTTTATATGTTTCTTGGTTTTTCTTTTAGATTTAGGTGGAACTGTATCTTTTTTAGGTTTAATTTCTATTAGATATACTTCACCATTCTTCATTTCTATTAATAAATCAACAAAATAGCGATGTATTCTTCCATCAACCTGCCATTTATATGGTATAACTACTTCTTCGCTATTCCATCTCTTTATATTTGGATTATCTTCGCACCATCTAAACGCCTGTCTTTCCCATAAAGATCGATATACAACCTTCTTTGGATCGCCTGCATACTTAGATTTGTTTTTAATTGTGTATTTGCCTCTATAACTCATATAAATAAACCTATAATTAAATAATTTTATACAGGTATTTATATGGCAAATATAGTAACTTTTCCAAGCACTCTTCGTAACGAAGCAGACCAAGGAATGCCACACATTGGTTTTTCACTTACAGGTAAACATAAACCTGCATCTACTGAAATAGATAGAATTCATTTGTTTATCCCAGCTGGGTTTCAAGTAAAAGATGGAGCAGGATATACTGGCATAGATCTAGGAAGTTTAACAGCAGCAAAAGCAGTAAAAGCTAATATTGACTCACAGAAAGATGCATTAGCAGGAATGACAACTGGTGATGCAACGGTTATGTCTTTAAAAGCTATTGAAGGT